TAATTTATTGAGCTCACGTGCCTGCATTATAAGACGAGGTAGCTCATGCGGATGATCAGTTAGAAACATCTTTGTAAATGATGGAGAGTCAGTCTTGCTTGTTCTCTCATAGGGTAAATTCATCGAGTCAAAAGCCTTGGCAATAGAAGCCGCAGCCCATATCTCTACGTCCTGGTTAGTCAAATCTTTTATTCTTTTTAAAAGTTTCTTCTCTTTGTTTTTAAATTTACTATTTAAATCAACTACCTTATCTTCATCAAAACGAACACCCTTCTTCGTCATGTTAAATATTACACGGATTAATTTACATTCTATGTCGTATATAGTGTCAAGATTATCCTTCTTAATCTCCCATGCTAATTTCTCATACAACTTTAACGTTAGCCTTGCGTCTTCCTCAGCATACTCTCCTACAAATGTAGCCGGTAATTTGTACATTTCTGCTTTTGGATCTACACCAAACGCAGCAGCAGCTTCTTTAAGTTTAGCTTCACTTTTAAACTCACCAAGGTAATCAAACGATATACTATTTAATGTATAAGAATATCTATTCTCATCTATAAGTGCCATCGCTACCATTGTGTCATGAATACGGCCCTTAACTTCTATGCCTAGCACACTAAGCCAACCTATATCGTATTGCGCATTATGAAACACTTTCTCTAAATTTTCATCTTCACACAAAGATTTAATATACTTTATAACTTTCTTACTATCCATGTTTCCACCACCCTCATGGGCAATTGGGTAGTAAGCTTTAAATCCATTAGCTGCTAATGCTATACCAATAACCGCACCTATCTTTTTAGGCCACCCAGGACCATCTTTAATTAATCCTGGGTCACATGTTTCTAAGTCAATTGCTATTTTCTCTCGGTCACTTAAGTCCGGGAATTCCGTTGGTGCTATCCAATCTGAGTTAACTGTCATGTTTTAATTCTCCTGCTATTGCCATGTATGCTGAGGCATCGACATAATCATCTAGATTAAACGTGCCTTGTGTTGATCTTGATATTTTTAATAAAGCCATCATTACAGCTACGTCATCACATGTAATTGAAGCCATTGGTTTTAATTTATTATCAAGGAGTATATTCCAAAACTCTGCAATTTGTTCATGATTTTCTCTGGCATCACCATGAGTACCTTCTCTAGCATCACTAACTAAGTTACTAGCTTTTTTTAATATATCTTCTTTTTTTATGCTGTTTTTACTTACAGCCAATCCACTACTAAAACTCATATTATGAATCCTCCATCTCTTTGTGGTTGTACTATGTGTAGCTCATTACGAGCGCGTGTGGCTGCTACATAAAACACACGGCATTCATCATCTGAATCCTTTTCCATTGCTTCTTGTGACTTTCTTGATAAGTCTGTCAGCAACATTACATTATCTGCTTCTCCTCCTTTAGCACCATGTATGGTACTTAAATGAATCTTAGGGTCACTCTTTGTAAAATCCTTGTTCCTCGTTTCAATAGATCTTAAAAATTCTTTATCACGCGTGCCTACTTTATCAAAAGCTACATCCCATGGTCTACCACCCATCAGTAATCCGTGGTGCATGACTAACTCTTCTAGCTCGTATTGCTCTTTGTTTGCTGTTTTAAGATTTTTATGACCACGCTCTATTCCTATTTCTGAAGACATATAAGAATATATATCTTTAACATCTGTTAATTCTACGTGCCCACCTTCATTTAATTTCTTCCATGCACTTGTAGCATTTAATAACTTCTGCGAGATAGGTAAGCGATTATTTCTTTTATAAAATAATCCTTGTAACCGTATGTCACGTTCAATCTCATCAAGTAAATAATTAGTCCTTGCCATAATAAGCCAGTTATCATCTCCTACATCTACACTGTCTGGGTACGCATGGTATTGTACTAATCCTCTTTTCTCTGTTCCTTGCCATTGTTTAGGTATTCGGTTACGTACGCGTCCTATAATTCTTTGTGAACAGTTTTGTATAACTTGTGCACATCTATATGATTGTTGAAGTACTTCTCGCTCTCCATTTAATCTAATAAGATGTTCTACATCTGCACCAGCCCACCGGTAAATAGCTTGATCATCATCACCACTTACATAAACTTGTTTAGCATTCTGGCATATTTTATGTACCATACGCCATTGTAATTTACATAAGTCTTGTGCCTCGTCTATAAATACTACATCTAATTTTGGAATCATACCAGATTCAATGTACATTTCTATCATGTCTGTAAAATCTAATACTTCTTTTTTCTTTTTAAATTCTTCTATAGAACGCTGTGCTCTTAACAATGCATGCCATGACACATCTAAATTAGAATCATTATAATGATGTTCTAAATCCATGCATTTCATTCTTGCTAAATTTACTTCAGACAGTAGCTGGTTATCAACTGTAAACACTCCACCCGCATCAACACCATCAGATATAGATCCTAGATCCATGCCAAATGTGTGACCAAACTCTTTATAATTGTCACGTGACATTACTTCTGACTTTGTTAATCCTAATTGATTAAAAGCAAATGAGTGTAAAGTTCTAAAGTATGGAAGATGCTGCTCTTCTAAATTAAACTTCTTCATTGCCCGGTCCCTTGCTTCACTGGCAGCTTTCTTTGTAAAAGCGACAAATGCAATACGATCCGGTGGTGTACCTTTAGCTAATTCTTGCTCAACTAAATTTAATAAGTTGTGTGTCTTCCCTGTACCAGGAGGTCCTAGTATTATCTTTGTCTTACTTTCCATCTCTAATCCTTTTTTCTTCTATGCGGTGACAATTAGCACATAACACTATGCACTTTTTTATTTCCATTTTCATTTTTTCATATTGCTTCCAACTTGTTTTCCAATGAGAAGAAACATTAATAATTTTATCATCTCTGTTTGCATGGTGAAAATCTAAAGCAACAGCTTCTTTGTTATAATTACAATGAGCACATCCTTTTTTAATTTTATAATTATTTACTTCCTGTGAAATTAAATCATATACAAGTTTTTTATTAGCTCTGTTACTTTCTATTTTAGCCTTAAAAGCTTCTGGGCTTCTCCAGTCATCTGGATAAGTTCCGTCTGATTTTTTTCTGGCATATCTTATACCAACCCAAACGTATCCATCTTCTCTTTTATCTCCATATTTATAATTAGAACGGGGCACCATCAACCTCCTTTATATCAAATGCAGAATCTTGTTGCTGGTATGCAGGCACACCCCACACACGTACAGTTCTACCTTTTAAATTAAACTTATCACTTTTACCGTTAAGCCTGCGCAGTGCTTGTACAAGCTGTCCTGTATTATAATGTGTAAATTTATTTCTAGTTAGATAGTCTAAAAGATCTTTTAATCTAAACCATGTAATACCATCCTCTGTCCATGGTTTACGTAATAATAATTCATCTCTGTTTTGTGCCTGGGCACGGTCGGTGCAAAACTCCTGGAGGAAAGCTTCAAACTGACCGGCCACAGACCCGTCATCAGAAACAGGTATCTTTATAAGGTTAGTAAATAACCTCTCAATTGATTCCTGCCATACTGACTGTTTTACAAGAGGAGGCATAGTATTCAAAGTATTCATGCATTTTTTTTGAAACTTTGTTTGTATTTGCAACTCATCTGTTTGTAATTCCATACGTGCATCGCCTACATTTAAAATCCATACTGGTGGATCTGTTTCTAATTTAGTTAATGCACTAAACTCTAATGATGCACTGCCACCTACACCGTGCTTACGTGTCCTACATACTTGTGCATTACAATAAGAATTGATTGGTGGTTCTTTACATCTATAATTATATTCTTTTTTCTCTAATTGATTTTGTACAATGACTACCTCTGATGCAGCTAATGGTGGATTCATGTACTGTTGATTATGTTTTTCCAATAATGTTTTCCAATTGTCTGCATCTAACTTACGTAAGAATACACCAATATTAAATAAACCATTATTACGTGTGCCCTCTGGAAATCCTTGTGTACATAATTGTTGAAGACATGGAGGACCATCGGGTATGACTTCATCAGATACCTTGATTGCAACTTTGTCGATATTCTCTAATGAATATTTATTGTATAAGTCTATGAACTCTAGCAATGACGCTGCTGTTCCATCATCTTTATAGGCATACCTAGTTGAATTTTTGGCATTATAATATGGAAGATTTAAAAAATTTCCTAAATCTCCTTTCTCAATTAATATTGTGGATTGTTTCGGAAATACTTCTACGTCAGCGTATCCTAGCGCTGATGCAGCCTCTCGTAGCTTCGCTCTTATCAGTTTTGCGGCGATTGGTTTTTTAAGAAACA